TCAGTTAGCGCTTGACCAAATTGGGGCGCGTCACTGTAATTAACTTAATAATTATCCGTGACACCGGCCCCTGGAGGTTATCGGTAGGATGTATGTATTATATACGGTTATACATTTGGTGCAAACTTACGAGTTAAGGGACACTAACTGAAACTCAGCATCTAATACCGTTATGTTATCTGTACTGGTGAAATTAACCACGGCAACCTCGATAAAGTCGTCTGGAGATACTGAAAGGATGCCATTAATACTAAGGTTTTCAATCCTTGAGCCGGCTGAGCCAGAAGTAGTGGTGGTAAATCCTATTGATGTATCGACGCCATTCAGCCTAACTACCGCACCAATCCTTTGATTGGATGCAGTTGTCTCAAGAACAAAAGACCCCGCAATGTTATAAGCCCTCACTCTTGCGCCAGTGGATGTAAGCTTGTTTTGTGTAGTTTCCAGATCAAACCGCTGTAGACTTATTTCGACAACTGTGGCGGTAATAACCTCAGAATCGCCTATCGTATCGATTACAGTCGGCGTGACATTCCCCACTATCTCCCATATTCCATTTGGAACTGTGTCTGTTAGACCTACATTGCCATTAAAGTAAACCTGGTTATCATCACCAGTAACGCCAGATACGGGATCACCATCGCCAGCAAAGTTATTGTCATTTATCTGTATTGATTCGTTGCCTATGCCTGAGATACCGCCGAAATTATAGCCTGTACCGCCGGTATCAATGATCGCGTACCCCCTAGATATTAGGATGCGCTCAGTTATTGTTATCGCTGAATCAAAGTTAATAAAGGTCTCGCCAGCGCCTATTGTTGCCGCCACAGGAAATACATCATCAAACTCTAGTCGAGTCCATGCGCCGTTAAGCATTAGGGCTGTAGTCGTGGTATCAAAAGATCCCAGCCTAGAAAACAGGACGCTATTGGGAAATCCTGTTATCTGCCCCATGTCGCCCGCGTGTGTAAAGCTCTGGAAGTTGAATATGGCGGGGGCCGTGCAGGTTATATCGTAGATGGGGCCTACAGTAGCGACTAGGCCTAGATGCCTAAGACTATAATAGCCATCACCAGTTATCATTGCTGTAGGGCAAGATGAGATTAACATATTGTCTTTAGTGCCATTACTAAAAAGAACTACTGATACTGAGTAAGCAATGCACCTTGTTCCAATATCGACCGCACCTAATATCTTATAAGAGTGACCAGGGGTTAAAGTCACCGTGTCATCATCGAAGTTCTCGAAGTCTTCAACCTTAGTAATAAGCACCTCATTACCTGCTATAGACCCGCCGCCGATTAAAGGCTGTACCGTAAACCCGTCACCTTCAGCAGTAAATGCGCCAATTAATTGACCATCTGAGGCGTTAGCGATTAAAGTATCGCCATCATTTAATAAGGGGGTCTTAGCTGCGAAGTAATCAAAAGCGGATACTTCAGACTTAAGATCGGTAGTGCGATAAGTCCAGGTGTTAGGACTGTTGCTATTACCATGAGATGAAACTGGTGAAAAAGTACCCTGTGTAAAAGCCATATCCCTACCTATAAGTTATAATTATTCAGTTCAGGGGATCAACGGGAGAGGGTAGGGCCTCTCCCGCCCCTGATCCTATCCGACGGTTATAATGTTCTCACCGGGATATGCATCTGCCATCTTCTGGCGCACCATTCTTGCATACTCAGGATCAGAACTCATTTTCCGATTCCCGTGCTCATCCTTGGCAAACTGTAAGGCCTGTAACTCAGCCGCGCTAGTCTGGCTTACATTATTGCCCTCGCTTGGCTGCACTGAGCTATTACGGCTCTTAGCAATCAAGGCTTCGATAGCCTGTACACCGGCAGCAGTAGTCGCAACATCTGATAAGCCTTCTGCTTGCTCGGCATTCAGATTAGCCTTTGCCCAATTGCCAATGTTATCCACACGTTGTTGAGCGTTATCCCCAAGCAATCCCATCTGCTCAGAGACGCGGGCAGTCTCGGCTTCTACTGCGTGCAGGCCTGTAGCATACTGGCTCTCAACAAACATATTAACTAAATCGTTTGCGGCCTCCTGGTTAAATCCCTTCTCTTTAGCAAACTCACTAAATGAGGCAATCAATGGATCGTCGGCACCAAGCTCAACACCGTTAGCAGTAAGATCATCAGATAGCTTGAACTCATAAGCCTCTGGAGCGCCAGTAAAGGCTCCAAACTTACTTGATAGCTGATTGTACGATTCAAGCACCTGATCGTTATTGACCGACTTGGTGTCGTTGTTCCAAAACTTCTCTGGCACGTTATCAGGACGACCAATAGCATCTGCTACGGCCTGCGAGTTATCTGTTGGTGCTTCTGCGGCTGCTTCTTCACTCATTATTTTCTCCACTGGTTGCATCTTCAAACTGTTTCGTCTGAATGATGATATTACGGACGAACTGCTTAATACCTTCAGCTATGCCAATCTCAATCTGCGTCGAGTTAGGGCTTGCTGAAGGTGTCATCATTAAGCTTTCCTTCCAAATCTCTAGCAATTCGCGACCGTCTTCGTTCTGTGCAAAGACTTTGTGTACACGAATGGCTTGCTTCTCAACAAGCTGCTCGAATACCTTCGCCTGCTTTAATCCTGTATCAACAAAAGCATCTAAACTATTGTCCGGTATTTCCACCTACATCCCCTCCTTGTTGTTGCTGTTGTTGCTGTTGTGCTTGCTCGGCTATCACTGTGGCTGCCTGCTTGATCTCTTCTTTGGTTCTGGTTAACTCGGCTACTGGCAATCCTAGCTTGTTAGCAGTCCATGATGGGATGTTCTCAACCTGCGCACCTAATGCAAGCACTTGCTCTGGCAGTTGTAGCATCTGCGCCCACCATACCTGAAAATTACCAAACTCTTCCATCGATTCAGCTTTAGCTAGTGGCGACTGCATCTGAATAGTCACCTCTTTGCCGTCCACCTTCATAGAGGGTAGCCGGCCATTAGCAGCTAGTATTGCAACGCCACGCTCAACAAGAGGCTTGACCTTCTCTGTATTGAGTCGGCCAAACTGTGCGCCGGCAGTGCGTAGCATCTCTTGAGTACGAAGCATCTGCTCTGTAGCAGACTTAACCGGGTCAGTGACCTCGCCTAATGGATTGGCAAACAAGGCCTTATTGATATTATTCTGCAAGTCTTCAAGTATCAGCATGCCAACATCAAGGCGGCCACTATTCTCAAGCGCCTTAATAGATGGGCCTGCGGTGGCGTTAGATGCTACGGGGATGATAGAGCCGGGGGCTATGACTACGTTGTGAGGGTTCCATGAGCCATCGCTAACAGCCGTATAGACGCCAGTCATCTGAAGCGCGGCGTTCTTAAGTAGATACTCTTTAACCTTGTTGACAGTACGAATATCAGGCAGCACGTCCAGCACTGGGCCTCGGCCATAGGTCTCACCCGGTATTACATTAGTGCGCCATATGATTAGTGGGCTGGTGTCAAAGGTTTGACTGAAGATGAGCTGCTTCTTGGCTTCATAGATAACGACTTGATGAAAGATGCCGTCCTGCTTAACCACTCCATTAACGATCATAACCTTAGCTTCTGGCTGGGTTTCTATCATCTTCTCTAAGTCGGATCCAAACTCACCGGCCGGCCACATAGATTTAAGATCGCGGACCTGCACCTCATGTTCCCGCCATCCTGTATTGCGCACACCCTCACCAGGCTCAAGGTAGAGTTGGGCTAGTGGAATAGACGTGAACTTGAATAACGGCTCACCTTCCAGCTCATTGCCCTCTTCAAAGAACATAGCGCCGGTAGATATGGCTAGATCCTGGTCGGATTCATTGGACTGATTGCTGAAATCAGACTCATTGAGGTGGTTAAAGAATACCTCTGTCGCCTCTTCCAGCTTCTTATTCAATCCGTCTCGGTCGTCTTTGGGCGTGTTAGTCCCTGCAACGAAGTCGAACCACTGTTGCCACGGCGGTGTATGCGCTGACTGCAATCTAGCTGCGTAGGTTCTAACCCCCATAGTAGCTGTTGAATCATAGATATGGCGGTTCTTCTTCTGCCCCGGTGAGTGAAAGTTAAATGTTTCTTTCTGAGGTAACGCATACTCGTAAGCCTCTTGAAACAATGAGCGCCACATCTCACGGCGGGCCTTAGCAGCGCCGAAGCGCTTTAATAGCTTATCGACATTATGGGGCATTAAGCAGTTCCACCTAGGTTGGTTGCTGTGCCTGATCCAGTAGACCTAATCAAAGACCCCCGGCCAGCTGCCTTAGATCGAGTTCGGGCCCTTCTTTGTGCTATCTCGCTATCAGCTTCGGCTAGTTCTAGCGCTGTTGTCTGCTTCTGCCTGGCAACGTCTTCTTTAGCCTTTCGCTGAGTTGCGCTTGCCCCTGTACGAAACGGCTTCTCAAAGGGCTTTGATGTATTCTCAAGATTTCGCTCAACCTGTGATGTTAGTTGGCTTAATGAACGCTTTCTTTGC